ATAAACATTGGATCTTGACTTGATGTTGTTCCAATAGTTGTTTCTGTTCCAAAATGAAATAAATGTCTATCTCTATCTGATACTAAAGTTAATCTAGATGCAGTAGGTGCACCTGACATAATAGTTGCTCTAATTGTTCTTGCTCCTACCGCTCCTGCATCCCAAGTAAATGTTCTGCCGTCTGCAATAGTTGCAATTAATATTTGTCCAAAGTTATCTAAAGACCATTGTCCTGGAGATAAAATAACGTCTGATACTGTTCTTGCTGTTCCCCAAGTTGAGTTACCCCATAAATAAGTACCCCAACCATAACCAGGAGTTTGAAACGCGGGACCAACTGCTACATATGGATTAACAGATACGGATCCCTGTGCTGACATTCCTGAACCTGTTTCATTTGATGCCATTGTAACTGTAAATGAATTTGCATTTGGTACTGAAATAATTTCAAAAGGTGTGGTTGTAAAATCTGTTGCAACATATCCTGTTTCCCCACCACCAGGAAGAGTTACTGAACTAAATGTAAAATAGTCTCCAACCTCTAATAAATGAGATGTTTTGTTAACCGTTACTGTTGCTGAACCTGTTGTTGATGAAAATGTACAAGAAGTAATAGCTGCTTCTAATGGTGTAATGTCATAAAAGGCATCACCATAAAATAAAAATAATCCTTTGTGTGTTCCAATAGCTGCGTACTTCTCGCCACTAATTGCTGCCCACGTGTGCTGGGCTCTAGCTACTCCAGGTAATGTTTTATTAGCAATAGTTAATTGTCTCCAACCACCTATTTTTTCAGGTAAGCCATATCTAAAACGAACAAAATCACCATCGATCCATTCGCCTTCTGCTCCCGATGCTGTAGTTTGTTTATTAAATCCTGGTTTGAAACCTAACTTCTTTAATGCCATAATGTGTGATTATACTTATAATTTTCTAAAAATATAGTGATTATTTATAGAATCTTCTCTTATGGTATTGGTAAAAAGTTTCCATATCCTTTACCATTTCGTTCCATATTTTAGACTTTTTATTTAATCTGTCAACTACAGGTGTATATCTATCCTTTACCTGTTGTTCATTTAGATGATTAAAATATTTTATTGTAGGTATATCTGTTGGGTAATAATCCATACCAAATGCAATAGGAGGTATTCCAGCTAAATTATTTTGATAGTTATATTGAAAAGACTTGTCTTGAACCAATTTTAAATATCCAATTAAATTAGTAGGTTTTAAATTAATTAGTTTTTCTTCCCATTGTTTATTTAAACAATGTTTCCAATAAGGAGTATCGTCTCGAATAGATAAAGCATAATGTAGACCTACAAATTCAGCAAGATTTTTAAATACCGTTTTACATTGATATGTAAAATTGTCTTTTTCCCACTGTGATATTCTTTCCCTCTGCATAGTTCTAATTAGTTTCATTAAAAATTCGTGTGTAGTAAATAGTCCATTACTTTCTAAAGGTTCTGTAAAGGCAGCAGCTAAACCTATCGCAACTACATTTTTTACCCATAATCTATTATGAATACCTACTCTCATTTTAATATTTCTATATTCTAATTCTTCTGGGTTTGCATAAGGAAATCTTTTTTTAATATGTTTTTTAAATTCTTTTAATGCATTTTGATCATCTACAAATTTATCTGAATAAACATATCCAGTGCCCCATCTATGCCATAAAGGTATTTCCCAACACCATCCATTTTCTATAGCGTGACAATTAGTATAACCAACCATTTCTTTTTCTGGGTTTTTATATTTAATTTTTGTAGCCCAAGCAGAATTATTTGGAAGAATATCTGTTAAAGATTCAAAAGGTTCTTTTAAAGTTTTTGATAAAAGCAAAGATTTAAAACCAGTACAATCAATAAATAAATCAGCTTTATATTTATTATTTAAAGATTTAATACCCTCTTTATTAGTTTCTACACTTTTTATATCTTCTTTAATATGTTTAACGCCATTTGGTATACAAATACTATCTCTTAAAAATAAACCAAATTTAGTTGCATCAAAATGATATGCAGAACAATCAATAAAATTAAAGGGAAAATTACTATTTTCATTGTCGCATAATTTACTATTATTTACTAAAGCCATTTGAGGATACAAACAAGTTGCAAAGTCAGACCTATGTGTTTTTGGATATAAATATTTTTTAAATACCCAATCATTATAGTTTGCTTGATTACCGTCAAAGTTAGCAGGACCAAAAGGATAATGAAATCCTCCGTCTCCTTTCTTATAAAAATTTTCAAAACGAATACTTAGTTTATATGTTGCATCTGTAGCTTTAAAAAATTCTTCATCTTTTATTCCTAGATAATGTGTCCAATATCTAACAAATCCAATAGTACTTTCACCAACACCAATTGTTTCTATTTTAGGTGATTCTATTAAAGTTATTTTTTTGTTTGGAAATGATTTTATTAAAGTAGCCGCTGTCATCCACCCAGCAGAACCTCCTCCTACAATTATTATATTATTAGTTTTCATTTTAAATTAAGGTTAATTATACATCTTATATTTTTAGTTGGTTGTTCAGCTGTATGCCAAATTAACCCATTAAAAACAACCACAGTGCCTTTCTTTGGTTTAATTCTTTGTTTTTCTTTTAATTTATTAAATATAGGTATATCATTTTTATTTTTACTTTTGTAGTTATATAAGACTGTTTCACCATCACTATCTAATACATAATATAAAAAAACAGTGTGTTTCTCTAATAAATCTATATGTGGAGTATCTATAGAAGTTTTTGATTTAATTGGAAATTGTAGAAATGTTCTTCCATTAATTAAATTAAGCTTTTTATTAATTTTATTACAAGTATTTTTTACTATATTAGATAACAAATTTATATGAGGACTGTTTTCTTTTTGATTTTGTATAAATATATGTTGTAGCGCTGATCTATTTTGATTACCCTCTTTTTTTCCTAAAGTAATATCTTTAACAAAATACCAAGGAAAAGCAGTATTTAATAAAGTATTTTGTATGTAAAGTTGTTCTTCTTTAGTTATAATGTTTTCAAATATTGAAATTTTATCTTTAATCATATATATCTTTATAAATTAATTTAATATAATGAAAGAATTAAAAATAATCAACTTTAAAAGTAAACCTAAAAATAATTTTTTTGCCCCAGAATGGGATTATTATATTTGTGAAAATATAGTAAAGAATATTGATTGCAAAAGTTTAGCTAAGTTTCTCTTAAGTAAAGAAAAACAAATTCTAAAACTAAAACCAGCCTTTAATCTTAAACACAATACATATACAGATGGTTTTACTGGACTAGGTGTGAATACTACAACAGCTAGATTTCGTGCCTTTAATGTTCTTAATTTTAAGCATAAAGAAATTTCAAAATTAAAAAAACAAATAATAGAAACTTATAATATGTTTTTAAAAGCATTAAATTTAAATCCACCTAAACAATTATATGCTCAATGTTGGTATAATGTTATGAGAAAAGGGGATCAAATAAAACCACACATACACGGTTATTCTCCTGATGCATATTTAGGAGGTCATTTTTGTGTTCAATGTGATGACACATCAACTTATTATATAAATCCAGTAAACCAAATTAATGATCCAGAAACTTATAAAAGTTTAAATGAAGAAGGTAAATTAACTTTGTTTCAAAATTGTATACCTCATTATACAGACAAACAAAATTCTAACTCAGAAAGAATTACAATAGCTTTTGATCTTGAATATACCGATATACAAAATAATTTTGTTAAATTATTTTAAAACTATTAATGTCCATTCTAATTTAGACATTACATTATTTAATTCTAAATCTTTTAAGTTATTTTTTTTAACGTATTTATTAAGTTCCTCAATATCTAAGATGACCCACCTATCTTTAAATTCAAAAACCATTTTATCTGCCTCAGTATTAAAGCTACCTTTTTTACCGTATTTATTTTCAGATTCTTTTATCATATTTCCAACATCAAATTTATAAAAAGCATTTTGTCCTTTTATAATTCCTGCTATGTTCCACGAACACTTTTGCTCTGGATATTCAATAGAATCTAAATATTTTGAAAATCTTTCTATACTATTCATATGTTGAATATATCTATAATATATATTATATATCATACAAAAAGAATTTATGAATTTAAAGCATCATTTTTGGGTATTTCCAAACGCTGTTCCACATAAAATATGTGATGAGATTATACGCTATGGTACTTCTCAAACATTACATATGGGAAGAACAGGTAATTATAATACTAAAGATACACTTTCTAAAAAAGAACATAGAGATTTAAAAAAGAAAAGAAATTCTGAAATAGTTTGGCTAAATGATCCTTGGATATATAAAGAAATTTTACCTTATGTACATCAAGCAAATAAAAATGGAGAATGGAATTTTAAATGGGATTTTTCTGAATCTTGTCAGTTTACAAAATATGCTCTTAATCAATATTATAATTGGCATTGTGATTCGTGGCCAGGAGGTTATAATAAACCTAATGATCCTAACTTTCACAAAAAAATTAGAAAATTATCTGTAACAGTTTGTTTATCAGACCCAAAAGACTATGAAGGTGGTGACTTACAATTTAATATTAATCATCCAGAATTATCTAAAAAACAAAACATTAAGAATTGCCCTGATTCTAGGTACAAAGGATCTATTGTAATCTTTCCAAGTTTTGTGTATCATAGAGTCACGCCTGTACAGAAAGGTACAAGATACTCATTAGTAATATGGAACCTAGGATACCCTTATGAATGAAAACATAACATTTGAAACTTATTTTAATAGTCCAATATATTTAGGAGAAGTAAAGGAATTAATTAATCCTTTAATTAAAGCTACTGATAAATATATAAATGAATCTAAAAAAAGAAATATTAAGGTAATAAAACAAAGAGAAAAAGATTTTCGTAAAAAAATAGGAGATTTTGGTTTAAGTTATCATTCAACTACATTATTAAATGACAATAATTTTGATACTTTAAAATCTTATATAGATGATAGAGCCTTAGAAATATTTGACCATATGGGCTATGACTTAACTAATTATAAAATTAAATGGTCTGAATTTTGGGTACAAGAATTTGCAAAAAATGGAGGAGGCAATCACGAAGGACATATACATTATAATACTCATTTAAGTGGTTTTTATTTTTTAAAATGTTCAGATAGAACTTCTTTCCCAGTTTTTCACGATCCACGACCTGCTAAATTAATGTCTCAACTTCCTTTAAAAAACAAAGAAGAAATTACATTAGGTAGTGAACAAATACATTTTAAAATTGTTCCAGGAGCTTTAATGCTTTTTCCATCATTTTTAGAACATCAATTTGTTGTAGATGCAGGTGTTGATCCCTTTAGATTTATACATTTTAATTTAACAGCTGTACAAAATTTCATAGAATGAGTTTTAAAAAAGATAATT